CAACTCTGGAGACATTAGAAGCTTACAAAAAAGAGCTAACGACATTACTAGTCGCTAAAGCTTGCCGTTATGTTAGAAGGAGACTCTGAAAGGATGAGATATATGAATTAAGAATAGCTGGTTTTCTGCGGTGTCCCAGCTAGGTAATGTTGGAATCACCTCTAATTATTCCTCTCACGCACTACCTAGCGTGGACACCGTGGAAACTCATGGTGTCCTGTAAACTAATAAACCTGTACATTTGTACAATCCTGGGAGGAACAAAGAGATGGCATTAAACATTGACGCACTACGCAAGAAGATGGAGCAAGTAAAAGAGAACCAAAACCGAGGTGGTGGAAACATTAGCTTTTGGCAACCGAAAGATGGACGTAATGTAATTCGTCTATTACCTGCAAAAGCTGGACAAGAGTTCTACGCTGAGGCAAAAGTTCGTTATAACGTGGGGCCAAATAACAAAATGGTTACTGTTCCTTTAGATTCGTCTAAAGAGACGTGTCCTATCCATTACTTCGTTGACCAACTTTATAAGTCTGGCGACAAAGACGATGAGAAGCTTGCTAAACGTATGAAAGCATCTAACCGCTATTACTTTAACGTTATTGACCGTTCTATTGAGGAAGGTAAAGAAGGTTATGGTGAAGTGTTGTTATTCGGATGTGGGACTACTATCTTTACTGATATTTTGGGAATCATCGTTGACCCAGATTATGGTGATGTTACCGACCCTGAAATGGGCTACGACATTATCATTACTAAATCTGGTAAGAAGCTCGATACTGAGTATAAAACGAATGCACGACCAAAGCAAACTGCTATCGGTATTGACAACTGGGAAGCTAAGTTAAATGACCTTACGATTATTTCTACTCCAAAATCTGTAGAGAAGCGTGAAGATATCTTGATGGGTGAAGAAACTAGCGATGACGATGATAAAGCTGCTGACAAACCTTCTGCGGAAAAAAAGTCTGAGACTAAATCTGATTCGATTGGTACTGAACCTAAAGAGGAGAAAAAGCCTGAAAACCCTACTAATGAAGATTTTGACGAGAAGGAAGCCGATGATATTGAGGCTGAAATTCAAGCTATGTTAAATAAGCATAAAGGGTGACAAAGCTAGGGTGACTGTAAAAAGTCACCCTTTCTCTAATAAAAATCAGGAGGGTTAACGATGGTTCAAGAAAAGAAGCCTGTTAAACAAAAAGCTAAACGTAGAAGTACGGATAGTGACGAAACTCAAGTATTCACTAATAACGATGATTTAATAGATAGCCTTATGGTAGACCTTAATACCGAGTTTGGTGAAGGTACTATGTTATTAGAAGGAGCTACTGCTGGTCAAGTAACGGCTTGGGTGCCTTCTGGTTCTCCTGTACTAGATGCTAGACTAGGTGGAGGTTGGGCTTGTGGGCGTGTAGCTGAAGTATTTGGCCCAGAATCAAATGGTAAAACTACGGTTGCTCTCCATGCTATCGCTGAAACTCAAAAGATGGGCGGTATCGGAATTTTCCTAGATACTGAACACGCTCTTGATAAGCGTAGAGCGAAAGCAATTGGTGTAGACCTAAAGAGATTAGTATATGCTCAGCCAGGAACTATGGAAGACCTTTTCGATTATGTAGAGAGAACAGTTGAGTTAATCGCTAAGAAGTCACCAGACAAGCTAATTACTATCGTCTGGGATAGCGTTGCCGCAACTCCTACTAGAAGCGAACTAGAAGGTGACTATGGGGATTCTACGATGGGTATTCATGCTCGTATAATGTCACAAGCGTTCCGTAAGATTACCAAAATAATCTCCAAGTATAAAGTTGTCTTTATGTGTATTAACCAAATACGTGATAAGATTGGTGTGACTTTTGGAGAGAAATCTAACACCTTTGGTGGACGTGCCTTGAAGTTCTATGCTTCTCAGCGTTTAGAAGTTAAACGTGTTGCTACCTTTAAAGAGAAAGATGTTATAAAAGGTATCTCTTGTGAAGCGACAGTTAAAAAGAACAAAGTCTCGCCACCATTCGGTGTAGCCAAGTTTAACATTCTGTTTAGAGATGAATTTGGTGGGATAGACCCGTTCACTTCTCTTCTGGAAGATGGATTTGACTTGGGTATGTTCGGTACGAGTAAAGGTTGGTACGAGTGGGAAGGCAAAAAAATACCGCATAGCCGATATAGTTGAGCTTTTCGAGAGTGATGAAGAGCTGTGGAAGAAAATCTGTGATACGTACATGTCTATGTCATAGGAGGAAAAAACTTGACTAAAGTAACACAAGAACAAATAAGCGGTATCTTAGAGCATTCCGAGATAGAAACATTCCATAAGATATTCGGAAAGCAGTGTATGGTAGTTGTTAAGATTCCTAACGGCTTTACTATCGTAGGAGAGTCAGCTTGTGTTGACCCAGCTAACTACGATGAGAAGATTGGCTATGACCTAGCAATTAAAAATGTTGAATCCAAACTTTGGGCTTTCGAGGGTTACTTACTACAAGAATACCTGTACCGAAACAAATAG